ACACTGAGATACCGAAACGGCATTTCAGGACCTGTTGCCGCTCCATAACTATCAGCGTAGGCCTCAGAATCAGTATTTTGTGATTGAAGTGTTGCAACAATTGCTTCAGTTCGCGCGGTTGAATCTTTAATTGCAGAAACTACAACTAATGAACCAATTGCACTGAACACAAGTGTTATTACAACGAGAACTGAAATTAATGAATCTTTCATTTTTTATAAATGTGAACTACCGCTTATAAAGTATTTGCAACACCTGTATTTTCTCCTTCAACCTCGCCGAATCGTTGATCTTTGAACTTCAACTTTCCGCCAATTGCTGCAGTTCCCATGAACTTCACAAGAAGATTTGGCTTTGCTCCAAGCTCTGAAAGATTTGAAAGAAGTGTTGCCTTCTTAGTCTCCCACTTTGCAGGATTTCGGTATGCATATCCATTGAGAATACGTGCATACTCCTTCTGTGCTTCATTCTTCCATGCTTCACCCTTCTTTGGAGTGATGATAAGTGGAAGCGCAACAGGCTTCAGCATTTCCACATCACCCACTTCAAAGTCGTATGCATCAGTGGTCACTTCTGCAGTATTACCTGCATCTTCTGTACCACCTGTAAGACCCTTTGCCTCTTCTTCCGCCCTCTTTTGTGCTGCTGTTTTTCTTTTTGCCATTTTTAAATTAATTAATCACTTATATACGGGGTGTACGGTGCATTTATTCAATTAGTCTGAAGATTAACGAGCAAACTCCTCGCCTCTCAAATTAATGCACCAAACACCCCACATATGTGAGGTGTTTAATGGTTACGCGAGAGTAATATCAACGAATAGTGATGCACGTTGCGCCCATAGTTTGAATCCTACGAGACAAAATACAACATATTCACGTCCAGTCTTTCCGGTAACTTTCTTCTCATCGAACTGCATACTTCGTGGTGAAGCATATGTTGCAATCTTGTTCACTCCGAATACACGGTGTCCTGAATTGGTAACGGTTGTTGTACCAATTGTTGCAGAAACGTAAGTTCCTGAACGTACAACATACACATCAATACCCATCCAGTTGTTCATGAATCCGTTATTGATCACAGAGTCTGCAACTGAGAATCCACTAGTTGCACCTGCAATAGCGAATCCTACAAGATCTGTATTCTCAATAATGAGGAATGTACCCTTGTACGTATCTTCATACCCTGCAACCTTTCCGAGAAGTTCACCACAGATTTCATTTACGTTTGCTGAAGTTCGGAAACCTCCCGCCGGTGTCGTGTATGACTCTGATGCATCTTCACAGAGATTGTTGATAACGAACTTATCAATACCAAATGCAACCGCGTACATCATTTCATCAACACGGTTTTCTGCAATATCGAGAGATGCAAAGAACTCTTCATGAGCGAAGATGTGTTCTGAATAGATCACTTCATCCGTTACAGTAAGAGCATCGTCTGTGATGGTCCATGCAGTAACTGAGTATGTACCTGCAACAGCTTGAATTGTTGCTGTAGGTCGGTTTCCATAAGGATTTTGAATTCGTTTGACATCTGATGTGTCTACGACACAAATTTTTTCTGCAACGAGCGCGTTTTTAAGAACGTGATCGTATTGGGACATGAAATATTTATCAAGATCCCCGTATGTTGATTGTGTATTCATCTAAGTAAAGATTTAAAAATAAATCTCGTTTTTTACCTAGATAAGAAGAATTATTTAATTCCCCGTTTCGCTTTGTACAGCATTTCAGCTTCAGGGCTTCCCGGTTCGAATCGTTCACCGTTTCTTGATCGCTCAAGAACATCAGCTTCACTCAATCCTTTGCTTCCGGTAGTGCCACCGTTTCCGCCTTTTTCCGCCGCACGTGCTGAATTCCTCTTTTCAACTTTCTCTTTAAGGAAAGCAATCACTGTTGGTTCTGCAAGAACTTCAGCAATTGTTTTCCCATACATCTTTGCAAATCGTTGTACTTCCTCAACGTCAGGTTGTTCAACCTTAGAGGCCATAAGTGCATATAAATCTGCAGTTGAAAGAGCAGGGGTTTCATCACTCTTCTTATCATCTTTTTTGCCTTCGCCTCTTTCAGCTTTTTCAGCTCTCTTCCTTTGATCTTCTGCAATAGTCTCGTTCTTCTTCATATTCTCGAAGAATTCAGGGGCTTTGTTTGCAAGAATCTCTTTTCGCTTTGATTCAATTGCTTTAGTCTTTTCCTCTTCAGAAAGAGATCCTAAAGATGTTTGAAACTCAGCATCATTCGTAAGTGCTTCCTGAACTACGGTGTCAAGATCCCCAAATTGAGTATTCATATTTTTTACGGCTGTTTTTCGGTGTTACGCCTCACCATTTAATTCAATAATACTATGTTTTGAACAAAGTCAATAGACCTTACTGTGCAGAATCAAGTTGCAAACGTCTCGCAACTTCTTGCTGTGTCATACGTTCAGCATTTGCCACAACGTACAATACTGATAATTGCTTATCAATATGACGAATATATATATTTCTACCAAGCAAATTCACTTGAAGAGGATCTTCTTCTGTTGATTTGATATATGCATCAAGATTAATTTGATCCTTCTTTGAATCAGGATCTGTGAGCAAGTTCAATCCTTTTCGTGTAAGTTCAAGTGAAATCTCTTTATACTTCACCGCTTGTTCAATCGCATGAGGTAATTGATTGAAACACATTTGTTCTACACCTAAATACACATCAACAAGTCCCCCAATCTGTGCGCTTTCATCCTTATAGGTAGGGTAAAAACGCCTTCGAATATACCCATAAAGCACTTCATCAGCGAACGTACTTCGAACTTCCTCTTTCTGTTCTTTGGTCACAGGAAGACCGAGCATGATTGATCGAACGCTTTTAAGAAGCACTTCATTCTCCCTGAAATACTTTTCAAATACCAATTGTTCTTGTGTCTTTTGTACCGGTGTTTTTGTAGGAACTGATCCTTCAGGTACACCCTTACCCAATCTTTTTCGTATACTCATTTTTTATATAATTTATGCCACTGGTAATATTTGCGGTTTTGGCACACCGCCATTTGGTCCCTTCATCTCGTTTTCTAAGCCCTGTTTGGGGGGTTCAGGGTTAGAAATTGAGTTGAACTTTATTGGAGACATCACACTAGAGAGATTTAGTATCTCGCCTACGATAGCTTGAGCCTTCTTATTCTGATCAAATCCCGGTGTCATGATCATTTGAAGTGCTGTATTGAGTGTTGTAAGCATTTCCTGAATGTTGTGTTGCTCTCCGGTGATATCAATATCAAGTTCCCATTCAAGATCTTCAAACTGTGAAGCCCACGTTTTATCATCAATCTCTGAAGGTTTGAAGAATCTTTGATCTCCAAGGTTCCGAAGTGCTGAACGCATTTCTTCTTGCGTTTCTGCAATCATCAGATCTTGCTCTTCAGGCGTAACAGGTTGACCATCAATAATCTTTCGCTTAATACGTGACTTTACTTCCTTTATTGAGAAATTCTTAATATACAGCGAATCAATACGATCAATGTCATGTGCTTCAAGAACTGCAGAAACTTCTTCTGAAGTATTAAGCTGTTTCTTTAAGAATGGTATGACAAACTCTCTGAATATATCTTCAAGATACATTCCCTTGTTCTCCGTCATGAGTTCAAAGAGCGAATAGTTTTCATTAAGAATTGCTTCTGTCTGTCTCCATGCCGTACCTGATTTCGGTGCGCCTCCAAGCATAGCTTCAGAGATATTCACAATTTCATTTCCAAGGTTCTTCCACTGAACTGCATAGTTCTGTGATGAAACAACATCCATTGTTCCATTATTGAGTCTATCAAGTTCACCTTCATAGAATACCACCGCACCTTGTTCAAGATCTGTGAGAAAGTTATTACCCACAAAACGATCATCAGTTGTTTTGAATACCATTTTTGAAGCCATATCCAACTGATCTTTTATAGATTTTGCAGTATGGTTTTGCATCCATTGCGCCTGAAAGAGATATTCAACAGCACCGATTGATAGAGTACGATCATCTTCTTCAATAAGGTGTGTGAGAATATATGGATCTTTTTCTTCACGTCCTGCATACAAAGTAAAATCCTGAAACTCTTCAGAACGCCCCTTCTTTGTCATGACATACGAAATTACCTGTATCTGTTGCACATAGGTTTCTGCATCTTTTGGATCATTCGTGATGAACTGATATGAATCATTCATATGCACTTCATAAATACGAATGAAGCCCGGCTTATTGTCTTTCTTTCGCTTGTTCATTGTCTCACGTGCCTTCTTTTGTGCTGTACAGAGCGCATCAATAGCCTCTTTTGAATATCCATGAGTTTGCACACGCTTATATAGTTGCGCTTCGGT